TCTTCCCCAGATCGGAAGAGGGGGTTCAAAGTATACAACTATGCGGAGGAAAGGGTACAGGTTCTGGAAATTACGCAAGTCAAACTGAAGAATGATTTGACTTCATATTGCGACGATGCGGAGTGGGGAGATCCGCGCAAATACGACATAAGTATTATGCGTAGCGGAGAGGGTCTGGAAACGAGTTATGCGATGGTTCCGAAACCACATAAGAAAATGACGGAGGAGCAACGTAAGTTGGTGTTGAATACCAGCGTAAATTTAAAAGCTCTCTACACGGGTGATGATCCATTCGCAGAGCAAGCAGACAAAGGTGAGGAACCATTCTGATGATATTGGAAATACACACGAACCCATGCCGATATTCCTTCAAAAAAAGGAAATATAATGTTGATGACATGATTTCAATTGGAGCGTTCATTCACACCTATCTAAGGAATGGTGGCGATCCGAGAAGGGTACATCATGCATGTCCTGACTTGGAATTGAACAGCAATCCGGGCGTAAGCACTAAAATTACGCATGATAGTCAGGAAATTCAAAGAACTACCATACCAGTTACAATCAAGAAGGAGGAAGGTGATGTTAAGGACTGATATAAGTAACGAAGCATATCATAGCCTCGACGATTTGAATCGCTCTAAGGCATGGGATTTGACCATTAAGACTCCTTTACACGTCCAACAGTCCATGCGTTACAAACCCGTCAGCACACCAGCTTTGTTAATGGGTGGATGTTTTCATACGGCAGTGTTGGAACCCGAAAAATTGAGTTATGAATATGGTGAACTACCCACTGAAATAGATGGCAAGAGTCCATTGACCAAGCACTACAAGGAAAAAATTGCCGAGTTGAAAGCGGATTATCCGGAACGTCGCTGGTTAAATGCAAAAGATTACAATACCTGTATGGAAATGGCGGCGGGTGCATTGGATAATCCGGTATTACGGGATTATATGGGTGACATAGACGCGATGATTGAAGCAACTGGACTTTTTGCAATGGAAGGGGCGGATTGTCGAATAAGACCGGATTGGTTCAGTCCCGGCGCGGAGGTGGTGATCGACTTGAAATCCACGATGGATGCGAGCAAGCGTGGATTCGCCAAGAGTGTCAGGCAATTCGGATATGGATTCCAGGCATATTTTTACATGGAAGGATTGCGCAGATGTGGATATTCGCCCAAGGAATTCATATTCATTGCAGTGGAGAAATTTCCACCTTATGCAAGCGCGGCGTATCGACTGCCAGCAGGCGAAATTAACAAACATGCGGACAGTATGCGTAAGGCATGCAAACTCTGGACTACCTGCAAGAGTAGTGGAGTATGGCCCGGATATTCGGACGATGTGGAAACTCTGGACGTTTCCAATTCATACAATGCGAAATCAATTGCAGACATTGCGAGAATGTTCAACGTGTCACGTACCTACGTGTATAAGATCATAGAGGTTTGGAAATTGGAAACCAGGCGAATGGGCAATAAGAACATGGTGGACTGTCAGGAATTCGAACAAGCGATCCGGTGGGACAACGAGGGTCGGGAAGCGGCATGAGATGGGAAAAATCAATAGTAGGGCCAAAGGGGCTAGGTACGAGCGTTCCATAGCCCGTTATCTGGACGAAAATGGATTCCCCGCACGACGGGGTCAGCAATTTGCGGGCGGATCGGATTCTCCCGACGTCATAAGCGAGGAGTTTCCGTTTCATATCGAAGCGAAGCATGTACAGGCATTAAACTTATACAGTGCCATGAGCCAGAGCATTCGTGATGCGGGAGACAAACCACCCTGCGTGGTTCATAGGAAGAACAATTCGGAGAGTTTGTTCACCTGTCGATTAAGTGACTTGGTGGCTCTCCTCAACCAACAACAATGGAAGGAAGAATAAAAATGAGAGATGATTATAGGAAAGTTTATCAAAGGTTTATTTCAGCAAATATGCTTTCCGTTTGCGTTGAGCATAATGGATGCCAGGGAGGAGATGCAGGGCATGGAGGTTACGTAACAATAAAACTTATTGATGAAGGATGTACTTCTATGGAAGTGAATGGAGAAGAAGCTGAAAGTGTTGAGATCACACTTAGGGGAAGCACAGAAAGGGACACTCTCATACAAGCATTAATAGTTATACTCAGGGAGCTTCATGGACCAATATCGGACTCAAACGGACCAATACCCTACTTTGAGTCCTAATAAATAACCATGAGAAACTTCACAGAATATATGCTTTTTGCATTGTTGTTTGCTGTTGCAAGCGTCACCTTTCTATGGATTTTACTTGCTATTTTCAGCACCCTATTTTGAGGGCAAAGATGAGCGAAAAGGTTGAGATCAGACTAAAAGTTCCCAAGTGGATTAGTGATGCTTTGAAAGAGTATTGTGATCATTTTGGAGCAACCCCAGTTTCCACCATAACTCCACTCCTGGTGGAGTATCTGTGGCATCCCTCGCGCGCGCAACATATTTCTTCCAGAAATATTAATTATATATATAGCGCGGAATCCACCAAAAGCGGCAAATCCAATTCCAAGCCAAGGAAGAAAAAAGGTACGACGATACCAGATGATTTCGATCCACCCAAAAGCATTACCCAAGAGGAAGGATTGAATCATGGGGATGCGGTTTCCACCTTCGTGGATTGGGCGAAGGGGAAGGGACACGTCCAAGCGGATTGGAACGCAACCTTCAGAAACGCATGCAGAGGATGGATTAAGGAGCGTCTACCCCAAGAGCGTGATGAGTGGGAAGGAATCAAACGGGTGTGATTGATTTCTCATTAGCCGAAATTGCAGTTCTCTCAGCTTCAATGCGCGACGAGACGGGCCGATCTTCGGCCATCGCATTGGAGCATCTGACGAAAGAAGATTTCACCTTGCCTACCCATCAGCAAATCTTTTCCGTGATTGCGCTTCATTCGCCCGACGTCAACGAGGTGGACGTATTGATCGCCTTACCTGATCTCGCATCCGAGATATCCGAAATCGCCGAACAATACGGGGGCGGACAAATCGAACGCTACGTGGACCAGGTAATCGAGCAGAGAAACGCCAAAGCAGTGGAGAAGGCACTCCTCCATGCCCAGGACGATATCCGCGACCCGACCAAATCCGCGGAGGACGTGGCCTCCGCATTCACCACGCGGGTGGCCAAATCTCTTGGAAAGAGAAAGGGCCAAACGCCCATACGCAATGCCGTGGCGGAGGCGGAAGCCGAGTACCTCGCCATTGATGCAGGCGGAGTCACCGCAATATCCACGGGGTTCAAGGGATTGGACAGTTTGCTCAACGGCGGATTCCGCGAGGGTTGTCTCTACGTACTTGCCGCAAGACCGGGAGTGGGAAAATCCGCATTGGCGATTCACTTTACCCATGAAGCCGCGAAGATGGGATATCGGACAAGTTATTGCTCACTCGAAATGCAAGCCAGCGAATGCGCGGGGCGATTGCTCACGAACGTGAGCGGAGTCCCGCGCCCAACCATGAAGAATTCGTTGAATCACGTGGATCGTCGAAGATTGAGCGAAACCACGCAAACGATGAAGAAGTGGCCAATTACTTTCAAGGATGATCACGAGGCTACGCTTGAGAGTTTCCGCGCCTTTCTCGCCCAGCAACGCATGGAGGGGGAACTCGGCTTGGTAGTGGTGGATTATCTGCAACTCCTTTCCGCAAAGGGATATGACTCCCGAACTCAAGAGGTCTCCGAGATTTCTCGTACCATGAAGACATTGGCGCTTGAGTATCAAACCTCGGTCCTCGCGCTTTCTCAACTCAACCGCGCACTTGAAGTACAAAAAAGAAAACCCGCGCTTTCGGATCTCCGCGAATCCGGTTCCATTGAGCAGGATGCGGACGTCGTGTTGCTCCTTTCTCCTGACAAGGATGACGATGAAGTCCTTAACTGCGAAGTGGCGAAGAATCGAAACGGAGAACAGGGCATGACCAGGTTTGCGTTTGAGAAGCGACTGGGCCGTTTCTCGAAGCATTTAGAACCCCGTCTGACCAACGATAAGCGTAAGGTTGTTTCGTTTTAGGCCACAATAGAATACCAAAAAGCACGATTAGAGACGCAAGAAGGGGTCTAATCGTTCATTTGGGGGATAGGTCTGATAGATTAGACACATTTACCCATCAAAACGCTTTTTAAGGGGGTACGGGGTTAAAGAGTTATGCGTTCTTTATTCTTTGTCCTAAAATTTGTTATTAATTTTGCTAGATATATAATCCAATCGTCAGTGTCTTCCGTCCTATCCCCTGACGGCACAAACTCGACAATCCCGTCCATGTGTACCACAAAGTAATCTTCATAACCGTAGACTGCGAGTCCAACGGGACTGCTTTTCGTAAACCTATTGGGCAAATCCTCGATTGTGACCATTGAAACTTTACAACCCGCAGAGGTAGCAAGCAGAGCTATGCCCATTTGTATTGCACTAAAGTTGTATTCTTCACTCATCGCATTTCTCCTTTTCCTCTTTGGTGAGCTTGCCATTGTGCCACACTCTGCACATCTGACGATCGATTCGGGTTCCCCGTGGGGTGGTCTGACGCATAACTGGATGCACATCATGGTTCCTCATATAAGTGCATAGCTTTACAGCTTCGGAATATGGGAGATGAACTGAGTCACCTATTTTCATTGCAGTTAAGACTTCAGACCACTTGGAT